CATGTGGCAGCTTATTGTGGAGAACGGTATGCCGCCAACCAGATTAGTACGGTATTGCTGTAAGCACTTAAAAGAGGGTACGGGCGCTGGACGTGTCAAGGTTACGGGAGTGCGCAAAGCCGAAAGCCGTGCCCGCGCCGAGCGTTCCGATTTGGTTAATATTATCGGCAAACCAAAAACTACGCAGAAAGCAGCGCAGGAAATAGGCGCAGATTATCGCGTAACGAAGCAAGAGGGTATAGTTATGAATATGGATAACGATCCGGCGCGGCGATTGGTCGAGCATTGTTACCGTACTACTTCGGTAATGGTTAATCCTATAATCGATTGGATGGATAGCGAGGTTTGGAAATTCCTGCGGCATTACGGCTGTCAGGCTAATCCCTTGTATCAGCGCGGTGATAGCCGAATCGGCTGTATTGGTTGTCCAATGCAAGGCTTTAGGGGAATGAAAGCAGATTTTGCCCGATATCCCATATACCGCTTAAATTATGTCCATGCGTTCGATCGAATGATCGCCGAGCGTAAACGCCGGAATTTGACGACGAGCTGGGAGACGGGCGAGGACGTTATGCGTTGGTGGGTCGGCGACGATCCGCGACAGATTACTTTTGAGGACTTGGAGGTGTAACAATGACAAGATACTATTTCGACGAAACAGACGGCACGCTTGACGAAATCGACGAGGAGGAAGAGCTTCGCCGTGAGGAGGCTCGTGCCGAAGCCGAAGAAGAGGATTTCGAGGCGCTTAAGGAACGCGAATATTACAGAGAGTTATTCGGGAGGTAACAATGAACGAGGAATTCAACATCACGGACGATAAGACCGCCGATTGGGCGGTAAGGAAAATCGCGGAGGAAGAGGCTGAATACGAGCGCCTGAAAACCCTCGCGTGTGAGCAGATCGACGAGATAACCGAAAAGGTTGAGGCGGCAAAAAAGCGCTTCGATAGCAATACGAATTATCTGCGGTCAAAGCTTGCGGAGTATTTTCAGGGCGTGCCGCACAAGGTCACGAAAACCACCGAAAAATATGCTCTGCTGTCGGGAACGCTCGTGCTGAAAAAGTCTTCGAAAAAGCCCAAGCAGGACGCGGACAAGCTCACGGAATGGCTTGCGGCTAACGGTTACACGGACTTTATAAAAACCGAGCAGTCGCCGATCTGGGGCGAGTTCAAGAAGCTGCTCGACTGCTCGGGCGAGGTAGTGACGATCGCTGAAACGGGCGAGATCGTGGAGGGCGTAACGCTCGAAGACGCGCCGGAAGAATTCAAGATAGATATCGGCAGGGGGTGAAATTATGGGATTACCGGTACTTATTTTAGGCGAAAGCGGCAGCGGGAAAAGTACGTCGCTGCGGAATTTTCCGCCGGAGAAAATAGGGATCCTGAACGTTGCGGGAAAGCCGCTGCCGTTCCGGAACAGCTTAAAAACGGTCAACAATGCCGATTACAAAGCCATTAACAGCGTGCTGCGGAAAAACACTCTCAAAGCCTACGCGATCGACGACAGCCAATATTTGATGTCGTTTGAACTATTCGAGCGAAGCCGCGAAAAAGGCTACGACAAATTTACGGAAATGGCAAAGGGCTTTTACGATATGCTCCAGACCATTATCCGCTCTACTTCCGACGACACGATCGTGTATTTGCTGCACCATATCGCAACGGAAAACGGCAAGTCCAAGATAAAGACTGTCGGCAAAATGCTTGACGAAAAGCTGACGGTGGAGGGATTGTGCTCTATCGTATTGTACTGCTATGCCGGCGAGGATTTCGAGCATTATTTTATTACGCAGAGCGATGGCACGACGACGGCAAAATCACCGATGGGAATGTTCGATCTGAAAATCGACAATGATCTGTATTTCGTGGACAAGACTATCCGCGAATACTACGGAATTAATTAATGGGAGGGTTTATCATGATAAAAAAATTCAACGGTTGGGAAGAAACGCAGGCGGCAAGAGCGGGCGGCTTTGAAAAGCTCCCCGCGGGCGGTTATGAGGCGAAGATCATCGGTGCAAAGGTTGCCGACAACGCGAACGGCGGGCAGCGCTTGGAGATTGCCGTCGACATTACAGCGGGCGAGTTTAAGGATTATTTCAAAAATCAATTCGAGAGTTCGACCTACGACGACAAAAAATGGAAAGGCGTGGCGCGGTTTTTCTTACCCATCGACGACGGTTCGAAAAAGGATAATTTCAAAAAAAGTCTGTTCAAGGCAGTAACGCAGGCGCTTGAGCAGTCCAATGCAAGCTACCGCTGGGATTGGGACGAGACCAAGCTCAAGGGCTTGAAGGTCGGCATTATGGTGCGCGATAAAGAATATGACATTGACGGAAATCACGGTTTCTGTGCCGAGATATTTGAGTTCGTTGACATTAAGCTGATAAAAGAGGGAAAGTTCGATATCCCGAAGCCGAAATATCTGAACGGGAACTCACCGAGCACCCCCGACGCGCCGCCTATGCCGTCCGATAACGACGCTCAGCCCAAGTCCAACGACGATTACCCGTTCTGAGCATGGGAAATTATAAGTACATGATCCCCGATATCCCGCCGAGCAACAATAAATTTCTCGGTCGGGAAAATCGCTGGGAATACCAGAATATCAAGAAGCGTTGGGCGGCTCTGGTCGAGACGTACTGCCGACCAAAGCCCGATACTCCGCTGCCGCACGCCGTTGTAACGCTGCTCTATCATTTTAAGGATAAAAGGCGGCGCGATCCCGACAACTATTCCGGAAAGTTTATCCTCGACGGATTGACAAAAGCGGGAATTATCGCAGACGACAGCTTTTCCGTTATCGAGCTGCGGCTCGGCGCGGTGTGCGACAAGCGCGGGACTGTGGAGATCTTTGTGGAGGAGGCAAAATGACCCGCGAAATTGTTATGAAAGGAGGCATCGTAATTGACAAAAGAAGAAGCAATGGAATTCGCGCTTAAAAGCGGCGCGGAGGACGTGGACGCGGCGGCAGAATATTTTGTCAAGACGTTCCCGAAAGAAATAACGGAATACACAAAAGAGGATTTTCTCGACGGCACGGAGCCGTTCGAGTACATATACCTGTTCAAGGATGACAATTTCACGCAGAGCAGGCTTATAAACAAGGTCGCACAGCAGTCTAAGGCGGTAGGCGCGGGGGATTTCCGAAAGCTGTATAAGGCGTTTCTGACGACGAAAACGGCAGTTTCGGCGAACGGCAGCGTTACCGATTTTCCCGAACAGCCGCTTGTGCTGCGCTGCGGGAATTGGCTCTGCGACGAGCGCGGCGTGCGTACCATGACAACGGACAGAGGTATGATGTGCGCTTGTCCGCACCCGATCATGCCTGTAGAGTACCTTGAAAACATCGATACAGGCGAACATAAAGTGAAGCTGGCATATTTCAAGGGATATTGGAAAACGGCTATATTCGACCGCAAGACGCTTTCATCAGCCAGCAAAATAACCGAGATATCAAGCGCGGGGATATCGGTCACAAGCGAGACCGCGCGGTGTCTCGTAAACTATTTGTACGATATGGAGCAATTCAACGGCGGCATTATTCCCGAAACGGAATGCGTTACTCATCTGGGGTGGATAGAGCGAGGCAAGAGACTGGAATTCGTACCGTACACCAAAAATGTACAATTTGACGGAGAGGCGGACTATCGTGATCGCTTTTATTCCGTAAGGGCGGAGGGCGATTTCGAGAAGTGGACGGACTTTATTGACAAGGAGATCCGTCACAATCCGTATCCGCTGGCAAGGATCGTATTCGCGTCAAGCCTTGCAAGTCCGCTTATAAAGCTGCTTAACGCAAACTGCTTCTGGATACATCTGTGGGGAAAAACCGGAAGCGCGAAAACCGTATTGATGATGTGCGCGGCGAGTATCTGGGGCAATCCCGAACGCGGAAAGTTCGTTTCGAGCTTCAACTCGACCTATGTCGGGAACGAAAAAGGCGCGGCGTTCAGCGGTTCAATGCCGTATATGATCGACGAGCTGCAAATTCTTGACCGAAAGCGCGATATGGACAGCCTGATATATATGCTTACAGAGGGCTGCGGACGCGCCCGGGGGAATAAACGCGGCGGCTTGGACGTTATCCCGAAATGGAAAAATGCGGTCATTTCAACGGGCGAGCACCCGGTAAATAATGCACATTCAAACGGCGGCGCTGTGGGACGCGTAATTGAGGTCGAGTGCAAGAACAATTTTTTCGGCAGCGGAGAGCATGCCCGCGAGGTGCTCAATTTTATCTTGGAAAATCATGGCTTTTTCGGGCGGGTATTTTATCTTAAACTGCGTGAAACGCCGCACGGGGAGCTTGAGGAAATATATAAGCGGCATTACCGCGAAATCGAATCGCGCGGTTTTATGGACAAGCAGACCCAGACTGCTGCCGTGATACTTACCGCCGACGAGCTGGCGTGCAAATGGCTTTTCGGCAAGGAAACACAGCTCACCGCAGACGAGATCGCGCCGTTTTTAAAGACGGACGACGAGGTTTCCGCTGACGCGCGCGGTTATGATTATTTATGTCAGCAGATAGCGGCAAACCAGCTTCATTTTGTCGGCAGCGATCGCCCTATTGAGATCTGGGGCGAGCTGAGCGGAGACAGCGTTTATATAATCAAATCGCAGTTCGACAGGCTGTGCACCGACGGCGGCTTTGCACCTGCGCCGCTGCTGTCGTGGCTAAGCGAACGTCGGCTTATCGAGCGCCGCGATAAACATATGACTGTGCCGAAAAGCATAGGCGGAGTACTTACTAGGTGTGTTCACATGTCGTTGAATAGCGGAAATATCCCTTGTGAAAACTGTACAGATGATTACCCCGACTTTTAGCAATTATGCACAGCAAAAAAATAGGTGGTAAAAGTTCAAAATCCGCGAAGCCGTTTGTAAAACGGTCTGAAAGCCTTTACCACTTTTACCACCAAAAACACATACACCTTATATATAAATATATGTATTTGTAAATTTATATTTCACTCTATATATATTATATATTATTTTGGTGGTAAAGGTGGTAAAAGGTGCTCCGAGACTGCTTGTAGAGCGGGTTAAGCTGTTACCACCTCTGTGGTAACAATATGGTAACGGGTGGTAAACGCCCGAGAAAGGAGAAACTATGACAGCAGATGAAATAAGCGAGCTGGCGCGTACACGAAAGCCGTTCCCGAACGGTCAGCGGTTAAGCGCGACTATGCTCTACTACACGCTTCGCGGGATTTACCGTTCCTACGAAGCAGGAGAAATTACCGCCGAACAGGGAAAGCGCGCCAAAGCCGACGCTATCCGCGAATTCGGCAGCATGGAGCTTTCCGAACGTGTGTATTTCGAACAGGCGCGGCGTTGGTCGGAGATATGCCGCGTACTCACTCAAGCCGATAAATACGGCTGCGAATATTGTAAAGAGATCTCGCGGCTGTTCGACGGAAGACAGCGTAACGCAACGCTGGGGTAGATTGGAGGAGAAAATGTCGGCATTTGAGGAAAGAAAGAAACGCGAACTCGAAGAAATGAAGCAAGGCAACAGGACGTTGCAGCAGTTGTCCCAAAAGGACGGCACGGACGCCGTCCAACAGAGGGCAGCAGGCGGTAAGCCCGCAAAACGCGGCTCGAAATCCGCAAGCTCGGAGCTTCATTGCAAAGCCCCACCCGAGGTATTGAGCGGGATAATCTCGGATATCGGGCATTGGTTCGGCTCGCCTAAGGTCAAGGACGACGAGGACTGCCGTCAGCGGCTTATCGGGTTCTTCGAGTACTATATGCGGACGGGCGGTATTCCCACCGTTGAGAAGCTGTCGCTTGCGCTCGGAGCAACTCCGCAGACGCTCTGGGATTGGGAAGTCCGCAAGACTAAGGGCAGCGAACGTTCAGAAATGATAAAGGCGGCGAAAATTTATTTGTCGGCGATTGACGCGGATCTGGCGCTTTTAGGGTACATTGACAAGGTCGTGTACATCTTCCGCGCCAAGAATTATTACGGCATGAAGGACACGCAGGACGTTGTAATTCAGGCGAAAGACCCTCTCGGCGACGGGGCTTCTCGCGAGGAATTGGAGCGGCGGCTTCTTGAAGATACGGCTGAAATTGAGGTCGATTCCGAGGACACCGACCACAAGATATAGTGTTTTGAGGTGTTTTTGATGTTGGATAATTTTTGGCAACTAAGACAAATGGCTTAACGAAGCGGTTTGTGGCGCTTTGACAATTGCGGTTAATTATTATTTTACGCAATTCAATGAGTTGAAGCGCACCGTTCCCCGACCGTCCGATTCGCCCCCCGTTCCCGTCAACACCGCCCGAAACTACCTACCCCGGGGGGCTGTGGAGAATGACCCCTGCCCCGTAATTTAACCCCTCGCGGAAAAATTTTATAAAAAATCGGCTTGACATTATCTACATATTGTGGTATAATGAAGAAAATAGCTTATTAGAGCCAGTGTGACAGCCTTAGCTGCGCGGCGTCCATGCCGCGCTTTGGGCTGTCACCTTACGACATCGTGTCGTTGTGAGCCGATTAGGGATATATCCCCTAGTCGGCTCTTTTTGTCTTTTTGGGGGTGAGGACGATAGAAACCGACGAGCTTGTCAAGAGAGCCGCAAGGCGCAATTTGACGAAATACGAAAATCTTGAAACATACTTTGAGGCGGTTCGGTTACTCGGCGAATTCGAGGAACAGCGCCCTCACCTCGAACGTATCTACAATCTCGCGTGTGAGCGCAAAATCGCGTTGGCTAAGTCGGACACGGAAACGGCGCTGAAATTCTACGGATTAGCGAAAAAGGCTTGCCTGATATTGGCGCGGGAGCTGTTCCATTACTACCTGATTTACATTGAGTGGAACAGAGAGCCGGAGAAGAAATTCTACGTTCCGCGAATGAGGGCGCTGAGAATAGTCGTTGACGCGCTCCAAGACCTTTACGACCGTAAGATACGCATACTTACCGTGAGTTTGCCGCCGCGAGTTGGGAAATCAACGCTCGGAATGTTTTTCATTACTTGGCTTGCGGGACGTGACCCCGAGGGTTCAAGCGCGTTGGGCGGTTATTCGTCAACGCTTACGGACGGTTTCTTTGACGAGATCGTTGAAATGATCACGAGCGAGGAGTATTTGTGGGCGGACGTTTTCCCGAATTGTCAGATCGCGGGCAAGAGCCTTGAATTGTCCAAGCTCTGCCTTAACCGCGACAGGCGTTTTGGCACGGTGACTTGCCGCGGCATTGACGCTTCGTGGACGGGAATTATCGAGGTTTCGCAGCTGCTGTATCTGGATGACCTCATCAAGGATTGGCAGGAGGCAATAAATCCCGCACGACTTGACGGAAAATATCAACAGTACCTGAACATTGCCAAAGACCGAAAAAAAGAAAGCGCCGTGGAGCTTCATATCGGCACGCGCTGGGCGGTGGACGACCCGATAGGGCGCGTTATGGAGCAGTATGCGGACAACCCCGAAGCGCGGTTCATAATCGTTCCCGCGCTGAACGAGAACGGCGAGAGCAACTTTGACTATCCGTATGGGCTGGGCTTCTCGACCGCGTACTACAAGGATATGCGCGAGAGCCTTGACCCGTGGTCGTGGGCTTGTAAATATATGGGCGAGCCTTATGTCCGCGAGGGATTGCTGTTCGAGCGCGACAGCCTGAACTACTACAACGGCACGCTCCCTGACGGTGAATTTGACGTTAAGAGCGCCGTGGATGTCGCGTTCGGGGGCGGCGACAGCTTGTCCGCGCCGATTATTTATTGGTTCGGTGATATCGGGTATGTTCATGATTGGGTATTTTCGGACAAGGACAAGAAATTCACGCAGCCGCTTGTTGTCGAGCGTTTCATGAAGAACAATGTCGGGCGTTCACGGTTTGAGGCTAATGCAGGCGGCAAGGCATACGCGGAGGATATCGAAAAACAGCTCCGCGAACGTCATTACCGCTGTAACGTGGAAACGCTTTCGGCTAACGTCCGCGAGAGCAAGGACGGAAAAATTCTCCGCTACTCGACGGATATCCGAGACTGTCTGGTGTTCCGCAGCGACGCGGAACGCGGGGCAATGTACGACAAGGCAATGGCGGAGCTGTGCCGCTATTCGGCTAACACGAGCGGCAAAAAGATAAAACGGCATGACGACGCGGCGGACAGCTTGGCGATGAATATTGATCTCCATATGAACGGGCTGTGCTCCGTGGAGATTATTGAAAATAAATTCTTGTAGGGGGTAATGATTTGGCTTTTGAAAAGATAGTTTGTCCGAAATGCCGCAAGCGCTTATTTGACGCGGATATTCGCACTCGCGGCGAGATTTACGCTTACTGTAAATTCTGTAAGAAATCCATGTTGATTACTTTACCTGTCAAGAGAAGCGGAGCGCAAGCGAGTGAGATTGCCGAAGCGTCGGGAGCACGAAGCGTCGGCAAAGCCGACGCACCTGCGACCAAGCGCAGGCAATTTCGCTCGGCTAGGGCGGCGAAGCCGACCGGTGCGCGGAGCGTTTTAGATAAGGGGTGAGCAGATGGCGGCGCTGAATTATTACGGCAGGCGGCAGATATTTACGGACGAGCGCGGAATTACCGACGGGAACGTTCTCGACGTGATGAAATACGCGGTCGATATTCACGGGCAGAACAGGCAGGACATCGAGCTGCTTTACGGCTACTACAAGGGCAGACAGGATATCCTCGACCGAAAGAAAGAGGTTCGCCCCGAGATATGCAACAAAATTGTTGAGAACCATGCCGCCGAGATCGTCAATTTCAAGACGGGATTTACGTTCGGCGAGCCTGTTCAGTACGTTTACCGCGGGGAAAATCCACTTGGTGAGAATGACGGCGATGATAATGGCATTGCTTATCTCAACCGCATTATGGACGAGCAGAATAAAGCCTCACAAGATAGGGAACTCGCCGAGTGGTTTTACATTTGTGGTATCGCGCAGCGTCTGGCGCTGATTGAAAACGGGCAGCTGCACACTTATGTCTGCGACCCTCGGAATACTTTTGTGGTGTACACTAACGACTACCGCAAAGAGCCTATTCTCGCTTGTACCTATTCGGACACCTCGCGCGGGAGGATCTATTCCGTGTGGAGCGACAGTCATTTTTGGGTAATTGAGGGGCTGCGCAATATTGTCAAGAGTGAGGATTTCGCGGGCGGTATCCCGATTTTCGAGTATCGGTTAACGCCGACCCGACAGGGTTGTTTCGAGATAGTTCTGCCATTATTGGACGCACTCAATAATATGTCCTCAAACCGTCTTGACGGCGTTGAACAGCTTGTTCAGGCGCTTATCTGGTTCAACAACTGTGAGATCACGAAAGAGCAATTTGACGAATTGAGGGAGCGCGGGGGAATTCAGACCAAGTCCTCAAACGGATTGCCCGCGAGTATTCAGATTTTGACGACGACACTTGACCAACAGCAGTCGCAGACGTTCGTTGATTACCTCTACGAGCGAATGTTGACTATCGCCGCCGTTCCCGACCGTAAGGCTTCGGCAGGCGGGAATACCGGGCAGGCGCTTGTTATCGGGCAAGGCTGGACAATGGCGGAGAGCGCCGCGAAATCAATGGAGCATGAATTCAAGGCAACAGAGAAGCGGTTTCTCGCGTTTGTGTTGAAATGTCTTAATTCATCACAATTGCGGAGTTTATCGCTCGGCGATATCGAGATTAAGTTCACGAGGAATAAGACGGATAATCTCCTCACGAAAACGCAAGGTCTCCAAAATCAGCTTGAAGCGGGAATTCACCCCCGCATAGCTATCGCGAATTGCGGCTTGTACAGCGACCCCGAACAGGTATTCCTGGACAGCGCGGAGTACCTCCGAAAATGGCTTGGCGGACAGGACAAAGCCGCCGCGAATGTTACCGACGTTGACGGGGAATTGCAGGCTATTCTGGACAAATTAGGCGGTGAAGATAATGGCGAACTCAGCGAGCTTTGACCGCCTGAACGTCCTCTACTACGGCGAAATGGAGCTGTCGCCCGTGGAGAAAAAGCTCCGAATCGTTATGGCGGGTGAGTTGCAGAAAATCGTCCGGAAATATTATGACACGCTTCAAGCCATTTTGGTTTCTCCTTTAAGCGATGACCGCCGTTCGTTACTCCTTGCGGCGGCGGTCACGTCGCTAAAAAAGGCTTATCTCGGCTTTTTCGATAAATTTTATGAGCAATATGTAAGCGCGTTATTTCGCGGTGGACAGCCCTATTACGGGGTCGGTTCATGGCGCAGCAAGCACGCTCTCGATTTCGCGGTTTGGTTAATTAAAACCGCACGAAACGAGCCAAATACCGCATTCGCGCAGAGCCATTCGATAACGGTCACGCGCACCGAGGTCAACGCTGTCGGCAATCTCGCGGCGCTCGACGCGGCATATCGTTCCGGAGCGCGTTTCAAGACATGGGAAACGTTCGGCGACGGCAAGGTCAGACCGTCGCATAAAGCGGTCGGCGGAACGCGTATTCCAATTGACGAGCCGTTCACGGTGGGCGGTTCAAAGATGATGTTCCCGACGGACAGTTCCCTCGGCGCGGACGCTTGCGAGATCGTTAACTGTCGGTGTACGCTTAAATTCGACGGCGGAAAGTCCTTGACAAACGGGAATGAACGTGGTATAATGAGGGTAGGAAGTGGACAGATGAACGATAAGAAAATTTCCAACGTTTATACCGGCATAAGAAACGAGATACCGCTTACTAAAGACGAACATAATTTTGTGACGAAATATTTGACCGCGTTAAATGTTGATATGGATAGGGTAATCTTTACCGATGTTTACAGAACAGCCTATAATGAGAAGTTTGACGCTTACATAATCGGCACCGATGTCAAACCGCTTGCGAATGCTAAGTTTGGTGTGATGAATGCCAATCAGCGTATCAGCATTAAAGGTACGCTGGCGCATGAGGTTATCGGTCACCGAGAAGCACACATAAAGGGCTGGACGCAGTATGATGACGTTTTGGAAGAAGTTCAGGCAAGTATCAGAGCGGCGCGGTTCGCTCCGGATATTTCGGACAAGGAACGAATAACGCTCCTTATGGACGCGCGTTCACGGCTTGGCAGAGGCAGACGGTTAAAAGATGTAAGGGATTTGCTGCATATCGACGAGAGGTGATTTTTATGGTAAAGGGTTCTGTATTTCGTTTTAAAACCGGATATCTGGCGCTGTGTTCCTGCAGTGAATGGGATAAAATGGACAGAGACGCTGTCGAGACCGCCGTATCGCGCTATAAGCGTATAAATTTTAAAGATTTTTCCGCCGATATTGTTGGTTTCAGCGTTACAAGGTCATGTTTTTCCGGAGGTCATGATGTGGGGTTTGAAATAAAAAGCGACACTTCGCTAAGCCCTTTTGACGAACCGCAGGAGGTAACATTCAGCTAACAAATTTGATTGATTTGAATATGTTGTTTAAAGCAATTGAAAAGCTTATTCAGAGCCTTTGAGCCATACCCCGAATTTGGGGGTATGGCTCTTTTTGTTTTTTGGAGGTGGTAATTTGGCAGCAAAAGATCCGCTGATATGGCTGATGATAAACAACGAACCAACTCCGCAGCCGAGATATCCGGGCGGCTATTCGCCTGTGTATTCGGATTTTGACAGCAGTAATTCTCAGCGCAATGAGATTGCGGTGTTAAGGCGGCAGTGTATTCGCAAGGACGTTGTTTCGCCGAAATTCAAGTGGCGCATTCAGACGGTCGAATTAAACAAACTATTGAATATGATAACGCCCGAAAGGCTTAACGTAAAGATATATGACCCTAAGCTGATGGGATTCCGCGAGTTCGTCGGATATGCGCAGGCAACGCGTCAGCCCGAGCTTGTCGCGGCGGGAGAGAGCTACGAGGATTGCTGGTGGGATTTCGAGTGTTCGTTTATAGAGTATTGACGGAGGTACGGCGTGGGCGATTATAACGTTTATTTTATGGCGGACAGGTTTCCCGAGGAATGGGTCGCGGCAATGCGCGCGCCCGTCCGCAGGGAGAGGGTTTCGGTAATACTCTCGCGCGGCGGCGAAAAGCAGGACGCGGATATAATTCAGAATTCGCTGTACATAAACCGCAAGGTAATGGGCAGCAAGTTTGATCTGGGGACTTGTTGTATCGGCGAAATGGGCGTGTCGTTCACGGACGATAACGCTATCGATACCAATTACGGCGGCGCGCTGGCGACTGTGGTGTACAGCTTGTATGTCGGTATCGATACCGACGGTTCGGAGAAGTGGTATTTCTCGACGGCGGGTCCGTTTATAGTTGACGGACAAAAAGCTCGCCGTGAGGGAAACGTTGTCACGGTCAAGGCGTATGACATTTTGTCCAATTTTGATATTGAGTTTCCAAAGGATAATATCCCCGAGTTCGCTAACCTTTACGCGGCGGTGAAATGGCTCTGCGATGTTGTTCCGCTTGTGAATGGCAGACGTTTTGGGGCAATGCCCGAGAGCGAGTTTAATTTGCTGCCGAACGCGGATATCGTTCCCGACTTTTCGAGCGGTCAGATCGTGAGCTGCCGCGACGCGCTTATGTGGATTGCCCAGACAACCGGAACGTGCGTTTTCTACGGTCGTAAGGGCATTACGTTCAAGCAGTACAAGTACACGGGAAATATGTCCTACGACCGCGAAATAACGGCGCAGGAGCGCGATAAAATCGAATTTACCGACACCCGGACATACTGCGCGTACCTGTCCGCAGAGAGCGCGGGCAGGACGAAAATTTACTCTAATATCGTCAGTTGGGACGAGAGTTGGGAGCCGAAATATATCAAGACAGGCGGTCTGGCGCTCCCGAAAAACCCGATCATATCAAACCTTACCGAGGAACAGCAGGATACGGTCAACAAGAATATCCTCATGAATATGTCCTGTCCTACGCGCTATGTTAAGATGACGGGCGACGTGGATTTTCTTCTTGAACCGCTTGACTGCACGGCGTTCACGGACGGCTATATCGACATCAGGAATATGATAATCGCGCCGATAACCGAGATAAACTGGAAATACCGCGCTGCGGGAAAGATAGTCTGCGTCAATGTCGATGAGTACACCGACCCGCTCCCCGACGAAACTACGGCTGTTATGCAGACGGCGGAGGGCGGAATTTCTCCTCAAGCAGAGACCTCCGCGACAGTTCATTCGCCCGTGTATTCGCAGGACGAAAAGGCAAGGCGGGGAATTCAACCGAAAATGACCGAGCTGGCAAGCGCCCTGCCTCCGCCGATGAGCCAGTTTATTTCAACGTTCAAATTTGAGGATTTTTATACTCTTGGGCTGTACGACCCGGGCGGCGGGAAATGCGGGCATATAAAATTAAATCAAAGGCTGCTGGAGTTGAGCAACGCGACAAGAGATATATATCTTGATCTGGGGAACAATCAGTTCGTCGTGAAAGGGGGCAATTTTGAGTATCAGTTTTCGCCCGACGGGATATACGCCGTTACCCCGAACGGGACTTGCATCATTGACATCAGGTGGCGGTCAATCGATGTAAACGGGCTTATGCTCAGCACCGATTCGGAACAACGGGAGTTGTATTTCAACGGCAAGCGCGTACTTACGGAATAGGAGGAAACATGGGCAACATAACAACAGTGACCCTCGGCGGGAGTGAACTTAAGGTCGAGGGCTTGAACGGGCAGAACACCATTATAATCAACAAATCCGGTGCGGC